TTAACATGTCTAGCGGGATGCTCCCCGACAACAACAGACATATTCTGGGTAAATCAATATGGTGAACCAGTTCCGATCGTGGTATCAGATACATTAGCCGTGGACACCCTTCGTTAACACTTGTTTGGCTTCCCGATCAGGTGATGTTATATTTAAGTATAATTAAAAACAGATATAACATGAAATTCAGATTAGACGACGAAGCACCAGTAACACCGATTGAAGTAGCAATCGAAAACATTTTAGTAAACAACGGTATCGAGCGAGAGGAAATACAATTCCGAGGCACTGAACGCTATTTAAGAATTGGTTACTGGCAACGTATAAACGAAGACATAATGTCTCAGTTATCAGGTCTGGTAACAAGTGAAATAGACATGTATGATGATGACTGTGGTTACTTATTCAGTTACGAAATTAAACACTAATTAAAACATATGAAACGATTTCAAATTAAATACACTGGTAAGACAATGAGCCAGTTCCCCGAAGATAATTATTCCAACTGCCCATCAGGTGCACCTGCCTATGAGGTACTAGACTGGAATGGTGCTTGCAGAATGGTAGGCACAGCTGACATGTGTAATGAGTTCGTCCAATCATACTTCCAAGCATGATGACAACAATGAGCTACAACGCCGCACTAGTGATGATGGAGGTCCATCGTCAACAAGTACCACATGGTGAGCTGTCACCTAACCTAGTGAAGACCATCGCTGATGAAATTCACGTTGCGCTGACTAGTGAAGAGGTGGTTTACATTTCTGACCACGCTTGATCCTCCTGTGTCGCGGGAGTGTGCGTGTACACGGTATGTACATATACAGTACGACGTAAGCGCTACCATGCGCGTTGATATCCATATACCCGGTAGTCCTGAAACTCCCGCGAATGGATTAACCTTCAGATCGTAAACGATCTTTACGCGCCGATTTGTATATACGTATATCCACCCACAACACACCCGCATTTCCGAAATAACCCCTTTGATAAACAATCATAAAAAACAAAAGAACTCCTTTAACAAAAAGTTTGGCATCGAGGAGATATATACGTATATTCATATATAAAATAAAAACATATGATATCACCAAGAGCAATTAGAAAAAACATTACCATCAAGTTCGACGGTAAGGTAGTAGACAAAGCAGTTGTCATAGAGGCGAGTAAAACATGGGAACCTAAGCACGCAACGCTATTCACGAAGTTGTTAAAGCAGGGTGGTAAATTCACTGCTAACGGCGTTATAGTGGAAGTAATACCACAGGAACAAATGTTAACTTCACGAGGTGAAAAAGATGGTGGTATCATCACTTCAGATCCTTTAGCGCGATTCTAAGATGATAGGACAATATGTTATCATAGGTCTTAGAAGCATGGATTTCTTTAAGGATGAAAATGGTGGAATCAAATATTACGACACTGAAGAGGAAGCATGTAATATATGTGGTATATATGAGCTTGAGAACGCTTGGGTAATGAAATTAGTATATAACCATAGAGAAAAATATTAGCCCCGCTCGCGAGGGGATCGTAAAACACAGTAAGCCTCTGAAGTAACTGTTCTCACCGTATAGGAGATAGAGTTAGCCTTCTCGACGTCGTTTAAAAAGGCAACTATTAGTTAACTTTAGTACCCGCACAGCGTGAGTAGGGCTAAGTTAGATACAATTCCTCAAGCTGGGAGTAGAATGCTAAAGAGCTAATAGTAACATAGTCAGGTGGCGTTTTGGAAAGCGCGGCACCTTCCAGGGTTGAGACTAACAGCTAATGGCACTCTGCATGATAAAGCTGAAGCAGGTTCGATTCCTGTCCTGACTACTAAAGTTAAAAATTATGGGAAAAATAATATTAGAATTTGAAAATGACGAAGTAAATGATGCTTGTGTAGCAATAGACGGACACAAATATAGACATTTAATTTGGGAACTAGATCAAAAACTTCGTAGTGTCCATAAGTACGGAAGTGCTCTTCAAGGTAATGGACAAGCAACTGAAGCTGAAATGGATGTCTGCTACCGCCTAAGAGACGTTATTAGAGAAATGTTACAAGAAGATAACTTAACTATTGAGTAATGGAATTACAACAAGAGTTAGACAACACACATTCTGCGTTTATTGAACTAATACAAAATAGATTAAATTGGTCTGTTGAAACAGAACGATATGAGATGGCGGCTCGATTACGAGACTTAATTGAGTATGAAACAACTGAAGATGAGAATACTAAGAATAAGTATTATTTACAATTGCTAAATAAATACGCACCTGATTTCTACGAAATAGTAAAACATAAATATAAACAAATATGATATCAATTATTGGATGGGCACTACTAACAGGCCTACACGCGCTTAACATTCATTTATACAATGATAAACCAAAGGGATTTTGGTATAAAGCATCTTGGTTTTTCTTAGGATGGTCATCACTGTCCCTTATATATGCTATTGGCGATGTGATCGCTACTCATATATAAATCGTATATACGTATTAAAGTGCAATAAGATGGGGTCCACGCATGGACCTCTCTTACTTTTTAAATATTTATAACCATGATTAAACTAACCGACTTACTTAAAGAATTAGATCTACGTGGTGGTGATCTAGATGAGAATGTTACTTTAGAACAAGTATTATTAGCATTTGTAGAGGACTTTCAAATACCTGAAGATGAATTCTTTGAAGATGATGAGTTAATCCCTGGTGCTATATTTAACCCTCGTATACTTAAAAAGAGTGTTATCATAGCTGATGGTGAGTATGAGTTTATAGTACCTTCTTCTTATCGTGGTACTTTGTATTTAGTAAATACTAAAGGTACTAGTTTAGATACTTATGTTATAGGGCAAGTAGAGGTAGAAAAAATATATATTAACGCGTCTTCCGGGCGTACTAAACCATATCGCCTACCTGGTGCAGAGATACATTTAACGTATGTAAGCCCGAAGTACCGAGGTAAAGGTCTGGGTATTAAAATGTATACTATGTTACTTGAAGCATATAAAACAATCTTCTCAGATAACATTTTATATCCTGGTAGTTGGAATCTATGGATTAGTAAGTTAGCTCCTATAGGTTTACAAAGTGGTAATTTTATTGGAGGTGAAGTAGGAGGAATTATAGTTCCATTCACTCCTGAAGATATAAGTAACTCTGATTTAATGATGGGTATAGGAGTAGATCACTTGATACTGTCTACTGAGCCACCTCAAGTGTTACTTGATATAAAAGAGGCTTTATCTGGTTTGTCACTATCTAAGGGTGATTATGGTATCTATGAATCAACTACAAAACTTAAAGTAACTGAGTTAGATGCTGTTGTTGATCAATCAGCCTCAATTGAAGAAGTAATTGAAGGAGCCGATTTAATGCAGATGGTTGGATTAAACGATGATGATAACTACCCAGTTATAATAGTAGCGACTCAGGACGCTTTAGCAGTTGTTCGCGAAGTAGGTGATGATGTCATATTGGAAATTATCTAATCTATTAATTTTCAACGTTCTAGTACTTTCTTATAACCTTTCCGGGTGAGTGTTTGGCTTCCTGGTTAGGTGATGTTATATTTAGCTTATAATAATTAATAATAACAGTTATGAGCACAATTAAGGAAGTTTTAGATTTGTTGAGTTTTACAAATTCACTTTATTTAGTAACAATTATCACATGTTTGAGTATGGTTTATACTCATACTAAGAACACAGTTTTTCAACTCTTAGTTGAACATTTGGGAATTAAGGTAAGTTTGATTGAGTTTAAAGCACGTTTTCTTACATTTACTCTATTATATAGTATTGTTTACGGGATTGTTTATTTGGTTACCATTTTCAGTTAAGAGTTTGGCTCACCAGGATAAGAATGTTATATTCAGATATAATTAAAAACACAAATAAAGGTTATGGAAAAAAGAAGAGGTCGCCCACCCGGGACAAAGAAACAAGAAATTAAATTAGAAGTAAGCACAGCTGAACCTAAAAAAAGAGGCCGTAAGGCAGTTCAAAAGATATTTATTGTACCTACAATTGATGCTTTAGAAGGTGAGTTTGAAGGTACTACATCTGAGAAATTAAAGATATATGCTGAGCAGACGGTTCTTTTAGCTCAGGATATAGATAAGGATCCATGGAGAATGGATTATAGAGAAAAATACAGAAACACAATTAGTCGTATGTGTTCATTAATTAACGAATTATAAATAAAATAAATAAATAAAGGTTATGCCACTAGATTTAAACAACAACACGTTTTTAACTGCTTCTGAAATTAAAGAGAAAGCAAGTTCAATTTTCACAACTACAAGTGCTCCAGGTACTAGTCAAAAGTATTCACATATCTCAACTAAACAGATCATTGATGATATGGAAGAGTTAGGATGGGGTGTAGTAGATGCTAAACAAGTACGCGCCCGTAAAGGTGAAGGATTTCAAAAACACTTAGTAGTGTTCCGTAATAATGATTTATTCATTGAGGGTGCTGATGGTGATAATGTTTTTCCACAAATTCTATTAACTAATAGTCATGATGGTAAAAACGCGTTTACATTCACAGCTGGTTTGTTTCGAATGATTTGTGAGAATGGTTTAGTAATTTCAACTCAAGAGTTTGAGAATATGAAGATTCGTCACTACGGATATGATTTTACTGAGTTGCAAACTGTTATTAATACAATGGTAGAAGCGTTACCGTTAGCAGTTGAGTCAATGAATCGATTCAAACAAACACAACTAGCTCAAGAACAAATTTTAGAGTTTGCTCGTAAAGCAGTTCAGATACGTTTTGGTGAAGAACAAGCGCAAAATATTGCAATTGATTATAACGCCTTAACTACAGCTACTAGACCTGAAGATCGTGGTACTGATTTGTGGAGTGTGTTTAATGTAATTCAAGAGAAAATTACTCAAGGAATGTTTGAATATCAATCAGGAGCTAAGGTTAGAAAGGCTCGTAAGATTAAGAACTTCCGCCAAGACTTAGATTTGAATGCTAAGTTGTATGAGTTAGCAGCTGAGTTTGCTGCTTAATTAGTTAAAGATTAATTATAAGAAGGGAGCGAAAGCTCCTTTCTCTGTTGTATTTATATCAAAACACACATTATGAAAAAATTCTTTACCGACCTATTATCAGGTAATTCTGATACTTCAAGCAAGCGTTTTGCTTCATTATTAGCCTTATTCGTTGTTATATCTCTAGCGTACATAGCTACCTATAAGAATGAGGAACACATCACACCCGAATTCATGTTCGATTCAATCGCATTGATTGCTGGTGGTGGTTTAGGTTTAACTGTTATAGAAAACGTTGTTAAGATGAAACAACAAGCCAAGAATAACACGCCAAATACCGGCGATACCCCACCTACTAATACAGACGAACAACTATAACGCTAAAATATAAGTAGTCGTTTAAAGCCGGGTTAAGCCCGGCTTTTTTTATCAAAAAGAGTTTGGCTTCCTAATAGATAGATATTATATTCATTATATACTCAAGTGGCGAAAGGATCAGGAGGCCCTGATTGATGGTAGACGCAACGTATGGTTATAACAACGTGGGTAAAAAATCATCTGAACAAGATGTGGTCATTATAATGACAACCCGTGCAGGTTCAACTCCTGCCTTGAGTACAATAGCGCCCTTAGCTCATTTGGTTAGAGCAGCTGACTCATAATCAGCGGGTGACAAGTTCGAATCTTGTAGGGCGCACTAAATTTATTATTATGTTACTATTAACAATTATTTTACTTCTTGAAACAATTTTATCAATTACTTATCTCTATACTCTGAATAAGCGAGTAGAGCGTTTAGAAGATGAAATCAGTGAGTTAAAAAATCAACATATCAAACAGTTATTAAAGGGTTGATTCAATTGTAAAAGCGGCTTAGAGCCGCTATTTCCCTACTTAACATATATTTATATATATGAATGTTGACGATATTTTTAACCTATTTAAGTCCCCTGAAGAGGAAATTGAGACTACTACTCAGGTAGATATGTCAGATCATCCTATTGTTTGGATGGGAATGTTTAAAAAGTTAATTATAAATTATAAGATATTTAGTAAACAGATGATAGAATTTTTTGAATCATCTGACCCTAAATTAGACATAGATGATATTAAATTAGCTGGTGGTATGATGGTGTTTACTAGAGCTATGGATCATATTTCTAAAATAGACACCACTAACCAAATGCATCGAGATTGTCTTATACTATATTCAGATGAACAATTTTTAAAGGCATTATCATCAGCACTCTCTCATTTTGAATCATTAGAAGAATATGAGAATTGTGCTCTTCTTAAAAAAATACAAGACGTAGCAAACCCCTCTTAAAAATAGCTTGGCCTCGTAAATCCTAATTCGTATTATATAGATACGGGTTTTAGGAAACATCTAAAATGTAGGAAATAAAGAACGTGGAATGTGACCACGGGTATATAAACAAATAATAAACGTATGAAAAACAAAAACAACGTATTACATCAATTAGATAAAATGGATAGTCTTGCTAACCAATTAGGTTTTATTGTTAAACAACAACAACCTTTAGAAACATATATAGAAGGACTTGAAAAATTAAAAGAAATAGTTGAACAAACTCGCTTATTTATTGAGTCTGAACAAACAATGTATAATTAATATGAGTTTAACAGCAGAACAAATCCAAAATAACTGGCTTGATTTAGAAGAAACAATTAAAGTATATATTAGTGAACCACGTCGTTCGCAATTATTAGACTTTTATTCTAAATACTCAGAACGTCTTATACTAATGCCAGCTGCTCATAAGAAAGAATATCATAATGCTTTCCCAGGTGGTTATGTAGATCACGTATTACGTGTTATTGATTGCGCTCTTAAATTAAATGATGTATGGGTAAGTATGGGAGTAGATGAATCTACTTATACTAAAGAAGAACTAGTATTCGCAGCTTTAAACCATGACTTAGGTAAAATGGGTGATGAACATCATGAAGCATATATCCCCCAGGATGATCAATGGCGTAAAGATAAATTAGGTGAAGACTATAAATTTAATGATCGTTTAGAATTCATGTCAGTACCAGATCGTAGTTTACATTTATTACTTTCTCATGGTATCCAAGTATCTAAAAACGAGTGGTTAGCAATTAAATTACATGATGGTTTATATGATGATGCTAACAAGCCATACTTAATGTCTTGGTTACCAGAAACTAAGCCTCGTACCTCATTAATTTACATTGTTCATCAAGCTGATTTAATGGCTGCTCGTATTGAATTTGAGCGTGAATGGAATCCTAAATTAAAAGGTGAAGTTAAGAAAGTAAATAATTTTGCTGTTACTAAAGCACCTAAACAAACAATTAAGACTAAAACATTAAGTAATGTTAAGTCTCAAGGTTTAATGAACATGTTAGATAGTATAGGATAATATTAGTAACTATATTAGGAATATTGGTCGTGGCTCTTGGGTTCACGACCTTTAATCTTCTTAAAAAGAATGAACGCCAAGAAGATATCTTAGCAGGTTATATGGAGTACCTAAATAAAATCTCTGGTTTAATCGAATTCTCAGATAAAAAACTTAAAGAAGTAGATCGTAAAGGTTCATTTGAGTCTGATGATGAAGTAGGATTCTTTTTTCAAGAAATAAAGCAAATTCAAGAAACATTGAATGCTTTTAAAATTAAAAATTTATGATTGAAATACAAGAGGCTAAAAAAAGAAAACCTAAAGGTGTTCAATATTTTACCCAAGATACAGAAAATGCCATTAATGAGTATAATACTACTACTGATTTTGAATTAAAAGATAAAATATATCGTGAGCGTATCCATTATGCTTTCTTTAAATTAACTGAAAATATTATCCATACTTTTAAGTTTTATTATACTGAGGTAGATAATATTCAAGATTTACAACATGAAGTAATAACATTTTTACTTTCTAAAATACATCTATTCAACCCAGCTAGAGGAGCAAAAGCATTTTCATACTTTGGTACTATCGCTAAACGTTACTTAATTATTACTAATACTAAAAATTATAAAAAACGAGTAGACAAAGCACCTATTGAGGAAATTGAATCAAATGAAAACTTTTCCTATAGAATTGATGAGGGTTCATCTCAAGATAAATTATCTAATTTCTTAGATGAATATGTCACTCACTGTACAAATAATATTTATACTCTATTTCCTAAAGAAGCAGATGCTCAAATAGCAGATGCTATCCTTGAGTTATTCCGTAAGAGGGAGCATATAGACATCTTTAATAAAAAAGCACTGTATATATACATTCGTGAGATTATTGACGCTAAAACCCCTAAAATCACTAAAATAGCCGACAAATTATATAATATATTTAAACAACATTATTATTTCTATCTAGAAAACGGCTACACAAATTTCTAATGTTCATATTTATAAATAAAATATTATGAATGGACTAGACAATGTTGTATTTGGTAAAAAGAAATTTTCTGATATATTAGAGGAAATTTATACCAATCAACAAAAGAAAGACAAACAAATATCTATCTTAATATCCGAACTTAAACCACTTGTTCAAGAGATAGGTGATGCTACCCTTATTGTTCCTTTGATTAAAGAATACTTAGAAATAAGTGTTAAGAATGATGAACAATTAATTAAGATGGCTACTATTATCCAACGTATTATGAATAATAATGCTGGCTCAAATGATGGTGGATTTGGTATATCTGAA